TTTCAAGGTAGTAAGTGCCAGTAGCTACCACGCTACCTATTGAGAATGAGCACACCCCATTTTCAACGGCAACATCTTGATAGAGCGCCACCGTTTCGTCGTTGGAGAGTGTCAGCTTACCGGTTCCGGACAGTTCCATGCGTTTACCATCGTAACCCAAAATTTCAAAACCAAAGACGGAAGTGGTGTCCCCAGATTTTAGGACATTACCCCCGTCAATTTGGTTAATAGAGGTCATGAGTTTTGCCATAAGCTAGTCCTCATGAGGTTTAGTGTAGGATAGTGCTCGTTCGCTATCGCTAAGACCTTTCGTTGTTGGGTCTGGGAACATATTCCAGACATTGAATACTGTCAACCCCACCAAATATGGATTAGACAAGAATTTTCCTAGCAATCCAAACAATGCCCCCCAGCTAGTGATATCTTCAAATTTGATGCCAAAATAAGCCAAAACTGGCAATACCAAAGCAAGTGCAAAGCGTGTTACGAATGCACGGTTTTTAAAACGAACAGACCAATTAATTTTCATGTTCAATTCCTCACTTCTAAATTAATATATTTTTTATAAAGGGCATCAATGTACCCGTTGCCACCTAATTTTTTATAACTGGAGTACATCTTGTGAATCACATCAGAATTGTGAACAGTGGTATATCCACGCTCCAATTCTTTGGTAATGTCACGCTCAAGACGTAGATACATAGTTACCAAATGCGCTTCATCATGCACTACCAGTTTGTCGTTTAACTCGTTGATTTTCTCGCCGTTGAATTTACCTAAATCTTGAACGGCTTCAACCGATTCTTGAATGGTGTTTAACTCTCCTTTAAGTTCACTAAATTGCTCTTTGTTTAAGTTAGCTGACTTGCTGGCTTTCATCCCGAACCAACCTGTCGCAACCACCCCAACCGTGGGGGCTAGGTGAGCTATCAGATCAGAAACATTCAATGTACTGTACCTCTTTTATTTATTTAACCCCCATTTGAAAAACAATCTGATTACTCTTTTGTGAGCTGAGCCAAGAGCTCGTCATCCTCGACCATAAGAGCGATTTGTTCTTTTACTTTTGGTTTCAAAACTTTAGGAACTTTTGCGAACGGGTAATACCCTGCGACAATGTTAATTGCAAATAATTTAGCCATCATATCTTTTTCTCTTTCTATTACTTCTTTAGTTATCTTTAGTTTCAACGATAGACGTTTCAGCCAAATCTTCATCAGTTAGTACCTCTTTCTCGTACAGTTTAGAAATGACGTTGATTAGTGTAAGCTGCGCTGTCTTCGATTGCTCTTGCTGTTTCGTCATTTGCGCTTCCATCTTTGCGATGGTTTCAGCGGCTTTTTCATTTAGAACGTTGTATTCTTTGATTTTTTCATCAAGCTCATTAAATTTCTCGGTTTCAGCACGTTGTGGGAAATTTTCTTGATAGATTACCTCTAGCGCTGCATTTAATAGCTCGGTATTTGACAAGTCGATTTTTTCGACTGGCAAAAAAACGGGAATGATAGCCCCATCTGTGTTTTTCAAAACCACCTTGGTGGCGGACGCTGCACCGCTTGCATCGTATTCTTGAGATTTCGAAGCGTATTCAAATTTCATAGATTAACCTTTCTGTTTACAACATAATTGTGAGTTGACCAAAATAATTAGAACCATTCTTAGTGTTTAACGCAGTCAGCGTGTTCCCGCCTTTATCAATCTGAACGTGAGAATTTACCGTCCCGTCAACATCCCACACCGCTATCGTTAACATGTAGTTTTGCGGGGCCGTCAAAACCTCTTTAGGTAAGGTCGCAAATGTGATTGCTTCGCCGTTACCGGCAAAATCATATTTGATGGTTAACACATCCCCTACTCGCTTATAGTAGCTATTAGCGTAGCCTGCTGGTTTCCATCCAGTGTTGATTAGGTTTGTGTGTTCGTTTTTAGCGAACTCTTTCCACGGCTCCCAATCATCGATTTTTTTCGACCATCGATGGTGTCTGAAAAACAATTGCCCATTGTTCCCCCAGAAAATCTGGATAGCTTCTTTGTAACCATCGGTGTTTTTACCATAGTTACTGTAATGGAACAGATATCCCCACTGACCATTAGGGTTGCCCGGCGCTGATTTATCAATGTAATATTGACCGGGCTGGTCAAGATAGTTAGCGTTGGTAACGTTAGGTTTGCCGTCTATCCATTTTGGACCGCCATTGTTGCTAGTCAGCTGGTATTGCTGGATAGGGTTGTTATTTGCATAAATATCACCAGCCACATCAAGAGCCCCACGCTCACGAATTTTGGCGACACCTAAACCAGACTGGTCGTAAGAGAGTGCTACGCTCTCAACAGGAACATCCAACTTAAAGCTTGTGTAAGTGAATTTGTCTTCTAAGACTGCCAGAATTTGCCATGACTTATTAGCAGCATATACACCCGCTAAATTGGCAGAGGAATTGACTAAACTTGAAACACCAGCCCAATCACCAGAGGCGGGGCCAGTGTCCGTTGTGTAAGTCTCCTTGCCATAAGGCGTCACCTTGAAAGTTAATTTCATGGTGTTTTTTTGAACACCATTAACCGTCAATGGCGCAATTTTAGCATTCCTTAGAACTTGCAAAGTGCTTGATGTAGCACCTACCCGTGTGACGTCGAATTTTAGCGACGGTGCAAAATATTCTAAGACGTTGATATTGACTTCTTTGAAATCCGACCATCGTCCACGACTGTCTGAAACCCTAGCTCTTACTATCGCTTGTCCAGAGTAATTCATCATCCCAAACGTAGCACCGTTCGAGTTGATAGACTGATTCTTGCCAACGAGTTCAGCATAGTATCCTGTGATAGAAGACCCGTAAACACCGCTAGCACCGCTAAAATCAGCTCTAATGTTTGACATGACCTGAATGAAATTATTTCCAGGTAAAAGACGGCGGACGGTTTCATTTGTGTCAACCAAAGTCAACCCTGTTAGTGTTGGTTTGACACTATCTGGCACGCTGATGTTGATAGTCGTCGATTGTGTCCCTATTTTTGAGCCTTGCAAATACGAATCGACCAAGATTGTTCCTTGAGCGTTTACGGTATTAGTGAATTTATTGATTAAATCAAGAGGGATTGTCCAAGTTGCCGATGTATCAACGTTACTAGCTATCGTTCCAGACGAATCGCCTATTTGATACCTAACTGTGTGTTTAAATGTAGGATTTTGACGGTCAATGGTAATTGTTGCCTCTTTACCAAAAACAGCACTACTCACTTTTAAATTACTCGAACGTTGAAGGTCAGTCAATGTAAAACTATTCCCTCCGATTTCGAGTGTATTAGGGCTATACCCCCCACCGCCTGTGAAACGAGCCATAAAGCCAAAGATTTTTTTACCGTCATCCCCGTGATTAACGGTCACTGTTTCATCTATTAACATGATGGTCGAGTTTTGGCTGGTCATATTTGGGCTTCCAGACCAATTCAACCGACGGCCACCGTCAAAATCAATGAATGCACTACAAGAATAGCTTGCAAATGTGGCCGCTGTATTCAAAATAGCTAACTGGAAACGTACTTGACTTGTGTTTGCAACGGCATCTTGACTTACTTGGTCAACCCAAAGCCTAAGTCTGTAACCTCTATCATTGTTACTCCAAAATTCAGCCATTGTTTAAAAACCTCCTACATAGCGAATAACATTCATGTCTGGATTGATGTGGTACTGTTCCTCTCGATATCGTCCGACTTGAATGGTTTTTGAGAAAATACCATTCTCAATGTGAATGACACCTTGAGAAATATACATGACTTCAACCCCAGAACTGAACATTGAAATGCGTCCATTAGGGTTGAACATCATACTTGAGCTACCGTCATTTTTACCGATTACAAGCCCATCATTTGACGAGCTCATGTAGGTGTCGATGAAATTCCAGCGGTCAGACAGCTCGCCTAAATTCTTAGCGATGGTTGACACCCGCTGACTTGAGCTAACCAAGGCTTTTTCAGCCGCTGCTCGCTCTATTTCGTTTGATTTAACGAAATCTTGGTAAGTTTTAATCCAGTTATTCAAGATTTCAGCGCTTGCTTTAGCTTCCATCTCAGCTTGAATAATTCCAGCCCTCTCGTTAAGTGCATTAATCTGCTCAAGTGTCAATGCGCTATCTGCTTTGCTGTTTAGTTGTTTCTCTAAATCTTTCGAGGACG